GAGGCGACTCTTACAAATGTTTTTTTTAACAAATCAATCGCATTTGCTGATCATCTCAAAGGAACTCCCGATTATAAGGCAGGAGAAGAACAGATCCTGGGCTTTGAAAAAGGATCACATATGCATGATGATTTCCCGGATACATTGGAGGCAGCAGTAAGATTGATAAATAAATATGCCTGGTCGGATACCAATGAACAAACTTTTAAACCACGGATAGTTAAACGCAAAAGGGGAGGATTTTAATGATAGAGTTTATTCAGTTCATTCTGATGTCTTCAAATCTTTATATAAAACGTCATGAAGCAAACATCATGCATAAGCTCACCGGGCGCAGATATCATGTGGTAAAACTATATGGCAAGCTGATTGTTACTGACCGCCTGGGCATTAAGCGTCTCAAGCAAAAGAAGATCCTTAAAAAGTCTTTCGATTATATCAAACTTACTGAAATTTCTCTTTACGATACCAAACAACAGAAAAATGTTCCTCTCTCAAAATGAATTGAAAACGGTTGCCGATAAAGCCATCATCGTGCTGATAACCGATATGGATGAAGAGATAGTCGACCAGGTAATTGCCGAAAGTATCGATCTTATGTCAAGCTATCTCTCCCGGTATTATGATGTACAAAACATCTTCAATAAACAAGGTGCTGCACGTAATCTAACGGTATTGAAATATCTCAAAGATATTGTCATCTACGAGGTCTATATGCGCCATACCCGACAGATCAATGAAGCAGCCCAGAAACGCTATAACGAGGCAATGAACTTCCTGGAGAAGCTCAATACCGGAGATTTCTTCATCAGTACGCTTCCTTCAATCCCCGGAGAAATAACCTCGCCAAATAACCAGGAAGAACAGCAAACCCGCTTTGGAAGTAATTCACCTTATCAAACAATGTATTAAAATGGATAACCCCGTAAAAAAATACCTGGATAAGTTCCTGGATCGTCGTATCGCCTTAAAAATGTCACCTGGTAAAACCCCTCCCATACCTATCGATGATCCGTTAAAGAAAGATCCCACTTCCTTTGTGATGGATTGGTTCAAGGTCTTTGAGCAGCTTTACCGCCATGAACTCAATGACTGGAATGAAGCACGCGCAGCGCGCCGATCTCCCATCAATCCTTATACCTGGCAATTGCAGCAGCTCTACAAGGATGCCATGGTCGACAATATCCTCTCGAGCCAGATCCGCTCCCGCATTCTTCGCATCACCAATAAATCAATGTTGCTTAAGAATGCCGGTGGTGAGATTGATGTTGAACGCAGCCTTTTTATCCAGGCAAAATGGTTTCGCAAGATCATGCGCCAGGCTCTTGAGTCGAGGTTCTTTGGTTATAGCCTGGTATATATCAACGATTGGGAAAATGGAAAGATAAAAGATGTGAAGATCATCCCGCGCGAGCATGTGATCCCGGAGCGGGATCTGTTTCTTCGCAATGTCAATAATTACTTTGATGGGTTGCATATTTCTGATTTTCCGAACTTCCTTATCTATATGCAGCTTGGGGATGATGCTGTCGGGATGCTTGAAAACATTGCTCCTTTGACAATTTTAAAACGACATAGCTGGGCATCCTGGGATGAGTTTGAACAAATCTTCGGAATCCCTCTTCGCGTTGCGAAGACTGCCAATTATACCGAGAAGAACCTTAATGAACTTGAAACCATGCTTCAGGGTATGGGATCAGCGGCTTATGCCATCCTTCATAATACCGATGAGCTTGACATTAAGCAAAACAACCAGACGGATGCCTATGGGGTATTCAATGAAAAGCGCAAGGCTATCAATGAGGAGATCTGTATAGCGATCAATGGCCAGTCCATGACCTCCATCCAGGGATCGTCCCGGAGCCAGGCAGAAGTTCACGAACGCACCCAGGAGGAGATCACCGACGATGATATCATCGATATCGAGGATTGGTTCAACTCAGGTTTCATTGATGTTATGCGTAATCTTGGGTACGATATCCCTTCAGGTTATTATCTCAATATTACCGCCAACACTGAAATGGAGATTCAGGACCGTGCCAAGGTTGATTTGATGGTCTCTCAAATGGGTTTACAGTTGGATATAGATTATATTCAGGAAACATACAATGTCATCCTGGATAAAGCAAACCCGCGCAAAACACCATCAGCTCCGGGAGAACCACCCAACTCTTTAAGTTTTTTCGTCTAAGCCCCCTGGAGCGTAAGATTCAGCTTTCATTTACTGAAAGTGATCTGGGGGATGAGATCTTTAATCTGTATTTCGGGAAACATCCTGATGGGTGCAGTTGCAACCTCCATAGTCTGCCTGTATTTTCCATGGCCATTGGAAATCGCAGGAGCATAATTGATAATGCCCTCAATGATATCCATAGTGGCAAGAGCTCCCCGATCAATGCTGATCTTTTCAACCTTTATCATAAAAACTATGTAAAAGGAATTGACCAGGTGTTTACAAAAGCTAAAGAGGGAAGTAAAGCCTGGGAAAAAGTCCGTCAGTTCAAACTGAATACGGCAAAACTTGCTGCAGCTAAGTCTTATAAACAAACTGCCGAGCTTCAAAAGTTGGCTGCTAATTCCGCTTCCCTTGCTGAATTCAAAAAGAATGCTGCTGGCATTATTAATCGCTATAACCGCTATCAGGCTGCCGAGTATAATACGATCGTTGCACGTACACGTACGGCAGCTCAATTTGAAAGGTTTGAGGATGAGAGCAATGACTACCCAAACCTCGAATGGCTGCTTACAGTATCTGCTGATCCCAGGGAACTGCATCTGTCTTATGTGGGGATCATCCTTCCAATAGATGATCCTTTTTGGGAAGAAAACCAACCTGGAGATCTCTGGAACTGTAAATGTGACTGGCGCACTACTGATAAAGAACCTACATCTCTTCCGGATAAGGTAGTCAGGCCTTCACGGGGACTGGAAGGAAACCCCTGGAAGACAGGAGAGCTTATTACTGAGCAGCATCCTTATTTTAAAGGAATACCAGGCTGGGTAAGCAACAATGCAATGCTGCTGATGCCTGATGACCTTGCCTTTATCAAGGTAGAAACCAAAGAAGGAACGCTCCTGGAACATGTTCTTATGGATGGTACGGAAGAATCTCCCGATAATAGAAGTATCGCAAAATCATTGCTTAAAGATGATTTTAAGGAGATAAAACTCTTGCCAAAGATATATGCTTCTGAAGTTGCACTTCGCGAAAGGTATTATGGAGAAAAATACAATGAAGAATTTCCTTCCACTACGCCTGATGCTAAAGTGGATGGAAAGATAATTGAATTTAAAAGAGGCAATATCAACACGCTAAGTATGCGTATTGGAGAAGGGGCAAGGCAATCTGATATTGTATTGATAAAGTCAAAAGATAAACTTTCAAATGCATATTTAGAAAGGCTCATTAAAGGGCAATGGGAAATTGACGATAGAAAAAATATTTCAACTATTATTTTGATAAATGGAGGAAAGACTTATGTTTTCAAAAGACCATAAAAAAATGACCAGGGCCCGAGACGATGGATTTACAGTCCACCACTGAATCCCTGATCACTTTAATAACTCAAGGGGAAACAATAACTTTCATTATTATCTCCCCCTGGGGTCGTCCGAGCACGCAGCCCCGACAATGCAAATATACAACACTTTTTAAGGAATTTAACAATTTGATGAAAATATTTCTCAAAAACCACCTTCGCAACCCAATTCGTAAACTTCTCAAATTATGACACCCGAAGAATTTATTATCCATCTAAGCCAACTCCCTGAGAAAATACGCGAAGAGTTTGAGGCTGTTAAAGAACCTATCGCGAAGGTGGCTATTGACCATTTTACCGAAAACTTTGAAAAAGAAGGTTTCGTGAATTCTACAGTTGAACCATGGCAAGAAGTAAAACGGCGTATGGATCCGAGGGTGAAAGGTGCAAGGGCAACCCGGAAAATACTAATTGGAGATACAGGAAACCTTAAAAGAAGTATTGACAAAGAGTTCGTGCCTGAAGGTGTCCTGATCTATTCTGATACGCCCTATGCTTCTGCACATAATGAAGGCACCGATAATGCTGGTCGTGGCCATTCAACCCATATTCCAAAACGCCAGTTTATAGGAGATTCCAAGGAACTTGATGAAAAGGTGAAAGTGATCATTGAGACTCGTTTTGATAAGCTTTTTAATAACCTTTAACTATATTTGCCATGAAAACAACAATAATCAGAATTATGGACAGACTTCAAGCAACAAGGCTGAGGCTTTTATCCTTGCTCTATGACAGATGCAATGGCAATACTAAAAAATGGGCTGATCTTAAAGAATTGGCCACGGGTCTTGATATAACCCCCGAGGAGCTTCAAAAAGGTTATCAATATCTTATCGATGAGGGATTGATTACTTATTATGGAGCAGGATATACTGCCATGCTCACGCACGAGGGAATAAGGGCAATAGAAACAGCCCATGCCAATCCATCTAAAAGGACACAATATTTTCCTCCTGTAGATGAATTGGATATTTCCAACGGCACCAAGGAAAAGCTTTAACTTCCGGGAAGGTTAAAATTGCAATAAAAAACCCCTCACTTTTCAGGGTGAAGGGCTTCCTATGCTCAGGGTATAAGCTATCAACCATTCCGATAGTCAGATCCCTGAGATGCCGGGAATATTTCAGGGGAGTTCAAGCTCTTTACATTCCATCAGCCTGTCCCTGAAATTCTGAAGCTGCACAATCTGCAGTTGAACCTTAGGCTTTTCTATCTCCCTGTTTGGCTCCTCAAGTAAGGCAAAGATATAATCAAAAATTAACCCGTCGATTACCTTCGCGAGGGCTTCCGGATAGATCTCATCTGATAGCATTTCGATAAGCGGCTTAAAATCAAAGTTCTTCATGATCTGCCTCCTTCCTCTTTAAGTTCACTCAGCTCGAGACAGAACTCATCCTCCCGGCCAAGTACCCTTGCAATGCGATGCGATAGCGAAGTGCGAAGTTCGTAGTTTTCAATCTTCACGATGTCAAACCACATCTGAAGGATCTCCTTTACGTTTATATCCCTGATCTCTTCCACCGGCACCGATCCAAGTTTAACAACCTTCTTGCAGCCATAGATCACCTGGCGCATGAGTTTAACGCTTATCTTGCCTGGCCGGTTGCGAAGATCGGTGAGAACCGAAGGGGATACCTGAAGGTAGGAGGCAAGTGTCTGCTGGTTACCGGCTACGTCGGCAGCCTGGTAAATAAGCTTTGTAAGCTCTTCCTGGTTGCGCTCTGGGTCATTGTCCTTCTCTGGTAAAATAGTTGAACTAACGGGGCAGTACTGCCCCGTGCGGCGAATTGCCGGAAGCACTTCATTGGTTACCCATTTGCGGAATAGCTTCGCTTCTGGTTTGTTGGAACGGAAGATCAGAGAATAGATCCCGGATTCGTTGATGAAAAGCATTTTCCGGCGTTGACCTGATGTCAGAATTTCTGACACCAGCTTCTCGTCATCATCAAGTTTTGTAATTGCTTCACGATTATTATTAAGTCCAAGAGCAAAACAAATATCTTTTGCTATTGCCCAAGGTAGATCATTAATGATCTCAAAGCGAATTGGTTTTTCTGCGGAGTTGAATTTAAACTCCATTGGAAGATTTCTTCCATTAGGCTCATTGTGTCGCATAATAATTGAAATTTAAATAAATAAAAAAGACCGGTCGCTGCGACACATTCTATACCATGGGCATAAGATGAGCCCGGGACTTCCACCCGTGCGCCGGTCTGTTTTTGTTCAACTCTAAATTGAAATTTGCCCATAATAGAATTTGTCGCTGGGGCAAATATACAACAGAATCTTTTAAAATGTCAAGGAGCGTAGATAATTTGTTAACAAATAAAAGTTAATGAGATAGTTTATTATTTAGGTTTATCTTAATGCGAGCTGTTGCTTTAGAGGGATCAATGTAGAGGCCTGCCCTATCCTGAAGGAAATAATTATAAACAACTTCCCCCTTCTTGCAATCCTCAAAATTTAGAGTGGTTGGCCAATAATTAATAAAGATGTCAATTATATATTGGGTATATCCCGAAAATTCACATGAAGTAACATACATCTCATTTTCCGAAAGTGGTTTAATAAAATATTTTATCGTTACCTTATTTGGATTTAATGAAGTACTGAAGCGACTTATATAAACATTACTAATATATGGCCTTGGTGCTTGCATATTAAATTTTGTAAGTTCTTGCTGTTGTAAATATCCCCAATGCTCCATAAAATCCTGAATCCTCATATTGACAAAATTCAGTCTCATATTGCAAATTTGTGTTATATAATACCCGGAAAGTTTCATGGAGTTTTCTAATACTTCCTGATGTGAAAGTATCCATTTTGCGACAGTATCAGTATTATTGGTAGGTGTTAATGGTTTTTTATATTGTTGAGGAGTATTATTTAAATCAACAGGAAGGGGATTTAATCTTGAGTTCGTTTGTGAATATGCAGCTATTCTAAAGAAAATCATTAAACATAAATAAATTGTAATCTTTTTCATGTGTTTTAAGTTTTTAGGTGAATAAATAAAAAGTGTTAATTTTGGTATTCGTCATTATCATGAGACAATGTATCCATATATAATTTATACATCCGCTTCAATGTGCTATGTATTATTATCCAAGACCATAACCCTATAAAATAAACAAATATGAAAGAAGATATTTCCGCAATGTTATTTACCATCTTTGGGGGCGTCGCAACCTGGATACTTTTAGAATTCATAAAACCTATTATCAACAGGATTATGGGGAAAGCCGACCAGATTAAAATAATCGTCAGAATCGGTATCCTGGTTAAATATTTGGCGATTTCCACGGCAATCCTTTTATCCATTGATTTTATTCCTTTTTCTAAACTTTTTGCTTGTGCCATTTCTTTATGTGTTTTATGGTTGTGCTTA